GCAACTTGATTATGGTCCATGTCCTTGCCAGCAACTATTCTCCTATCCCCATCTTCATTCTCTTCAACAGTAATATTGATAGGTGCTTGTGGAGGGCTATTGACCATTACGGGAGTAAAATAACCATCAGAAATAGGCGAGGTTTCTTCTGAGGCAAATTGGCTTTCTTCAATTGCCGCAAGTTCAAACTCGTCCCAACCAAGACCTTCAAAAAGTTCTGGGAAGTCATCCCACATGTCAACGACCATGTCGTTAAGCATTGAATTATCTGTATGGCCAAGTTCCATCGTTCGGTTATCTGCAAGAGCAAAAGCAACGGCTTTTTCTTCATTGACATTCATCTGGACTGCTGCAATTTTTTCCCAACCTAAATTCTTTGCAGCCTGAAGTTGGTGATTTCCAGCAATAACTACGTATGTCCCATCACCCTCTGGTCTAACCACAATTGGTTTCATCTGACCAAATTCTTTGTATGAAGACATAATTGCTTCAACATTGCCTTTTCTAGGGTTTTTCTGAAGAGGCTTAAGGTCTTCAATGGGAAGAGCAAGCGGGAGTAAATCTTTTGATATTTTCATTAGTGATGACCAACCTGTACACGCACATTGGCGTTAAGAGTTCTAAGAGCGTCTATTGATGTACGCAAAGATAGCAGTTTTTCCCGTTTTGATTTAAGAAGCGCTTCGGCAATCTTGAAGTCAAAGTTTTCATCGGCAAGTTTATAATCAGCCCATGCTTCCCGTTCCTTGATTGAGCCTTTTGCAGAAAGGTATTCTTTCGCCCAGTTGGATTTATACAGGGCTTCTTTCTTTGCCATATCAGTAGCAAGGGTCTCAAAAGCCTCTGTCTCGCTTTCAAGAAACTCCATGAGCCTCATCAATTCGCTCTCAATTTCAACCTGACTAATCGGGTTATTCCTCGTCACTATTTACTCCTTTAATTTCTAGCCAGTCTATTTTGTCAAGAGCAGATAACTGCTCTTTTGTCCACTTATATTGTGATTTACCCAAATAAGTTAAAGCCATTTGCTCAAGCACCCATGCATCACATTCGTCGTTTCCAGAAGCGCCACTAAAGATGATTCCGGTCTTTGCCGATATGGCAGAAATAACTTCGCCCTTTGAGGCATTTCCTTTTCCAGTTGCAAACTTTGCACGGCATGTGGGGGGCACTTCAACAATTGGAATATTGCATTCAAACAATGTCATCCGAACACAGCCACCTAGTTCCCCAATACTAAAAGCCTGACCGCTTCGGGAGGCAAAAGAGTAACCCTCAATCACCACGCAAGAAATTTCATTTTCTAAACACTCGTGCAATATGCTTTTAGTTATCTCGGAAAGACGCTCGGCACCTTTTGCCTTAGATTGAATAACGCTAGTTACTCCGTCCATGGATATGCCAGTTGATGAAAGCGAGAGGTCAAGACCCATTAACCTCATCTTTCCCAGCCCCTTTTGGCTAAACCTAAGTCAAATGCGAGTTGAGGGTAATTGCCAATACGGGTATGGCAAGGACGGCAAACAGCCATTAAGTTTTCTTCGTCAAGGATAGAGCCGCCTTGCGAGCGACGAACAATCTCGTGAATATCCTGAGAGGGGCGACGCATGTATGTTGCAAGCCCGTCATGTTGAGCAAATACTGGACAGGCTTCACAGAGCGGCTTTTCTTCAAGGAGTTTTTCTACGAGTGGCCTACGGAGCCTGTATTCCGCTTCTTTTTTCTTTGACCTGTGACGCACGAACAGAGTCTAGTTCATATTTAAGTTGAGACACAAGAACTTGTCTTTGTCAACTTGCACTTAGTCCTCGTCAATTGAGTCAATTGAGTCAAATTCCCATTTGCCTTCAAGGACAGCCCAGAGCGCTTTGTCAATCGCCGTTTCTTCAAGTTCAAATTCTCGCAAAAGAGCCCTATGCCTAAAGATTGCGTTTTCAAAAAATGCAGCCTTTTCCCAGCCGTCTTCTTCTTTTACTTCGCCTGTTTCAATCATTACCATAACTTCATCAAGGCGACGATTTACATGAAACTTAAATCTGTCAATCTTCTTGATTCTGAACTGATAGTCACGAGCAGCAGTAGAGGCAAGTCGTTCGCCACTCCTGCCCATTGATAAGTATCGCTCTGCATCCGCGTCTGCGTCTGATGCAAGAGACTCAATCTGTCTATCCAGATTGTCAACCAACAGGAGGAGGGACTCTTTCCATCTGTTCCAGTTTTCAGGATGCATAAGGATTCCTTTTTCAGGAGAAGAAATTTTATTCTTCACATCCTCTGAAACCATTCGGGCAAAAGCATCATCATTAATCATGACCGCCATGCAGGGCATACCTTTCTGTAAGAACACCAATCACACAAGATTGATTTGGTGGGTTTAAAATCTTCAGTCTCGCAACTGATGTCAATTTTTTCTTTTACTTCCGATACTTGTTTTTCGACATCAAGAAGCATTTGTTCGGTGACATCTCGTTTGAATGAGACGCCGTCTTTGAGATATAAGAGTTCAACGCTTTCTGCTTTTCCAACTCCAGTTGATTCAAGGAGATGTGAATAAACAACAAGTTGGAAGAACTTATCCTGAACCCAATTTGCTTTTGGTGTTTTTCCTGTTTTGTAGTCCGAAATAACATAACCTGAACCTTCTTCTGAGAATCTGTCTATAAAGCCCTTAATTACAACGCCTGCAATTTTTCCGTTTAATTCATGCTCAAGACCGGTTGGTGATTTTTCTTGAGGGTTTTCAATTTTCCACAAGTTTTCAATACACCACCAAGCCTTCCAGCGAAACAAACGCATTGGCTCGCCATCTCTGACCCACGGCTCAACTCTCTCAAACCAAGAATCAGCCCATAGTTCTGTAGCAATTTGTTTTGCAGAATCATGTGTTCTGTCTTGACTTTTTAACTTGTATAAGTTTTCAAGAACATCATGAACAAAGTTTCCTAAAAGAGTTGCCTCCGTAGGGTCGTCTTTTATCATGTCTATTTTTGAGTATTTGAACTTCAGGGCGCATTGATTAAATGTCCCAATGGAAGAAGGGGAAAGGTGCGGTGGGGGCGTAAACACTTATTGACCGTCGTTGATGCTGTACATAATGCACTGCTCAATGAGCGATTCAAGGTCTGATTTCTGTGCAGTTGTCTTTGTTGGCTTTGGTCTATCGCCTGCGTATCCAAGCCAAAACTCGTTAAGTTTTGTTTTCATCTCCGAAGTAAGACCTTTGGAAAGACTCACAAATTGTTCCCATAGTTCTTCAATCACAGGGTCAATAGAAGCCTCTGCTTCAATTCCCATTGCTTCTTCACTACGAGCAAGGTAGAGACCAACGCCCAATGCCTGAGCAGCCTTTTTGAGGGCGTCCGATACGGCACCCTTGAATTCATCACCAAGGTCAACAATGTCGCCAGCCTTTGTACGCTTAATTTTCTGACCACCGAAACCATCTTTTGAGACGTTTGCAAATTTTTCTCCATCAGGAAAAACTGTCATTCTCACATGGGCAACAATGAAGTCAGGGTCAAGGGAGTCGCGCTCACACTTAACAATTTCGTATGACCAGCCGTCAAAACCAAGAACCTTGTTTAGTCGGCTAATTACTTCACTAACAGGAATGTAGGTAAGAGTCGCTCCGCCTTTTTTAAGTTGGCGTTCAACTTCTTTAGGGAAAGGTTCGTTGAACTCAGACTGCATTTGAGCAATGCGCTTCTTGTTCTCTTCTTGAATCTTTCTTATTGCCAATAAATAATCATGGTCGGTCACCGTCTCGGCTACCGATTCTTCGTTTGTTTCTTCAGTTATAATTTTTTTAGTTACCATTTACTTGTCTCCTTTTTTAGAACCATAAATTGCGACATTGGTCTTTGGTTCGCCAGTTTCGCAATACATATCAGCGTTAATTCCTATGTCGTTTAAAGCCTTAACCCGCCAATAGGAAGGGCTTAGGTAGTCAAGAAGTTTAATGACCATTTCCTTATCCGACAACCCGACTTCTCCAGTATCCATATCAACGGAAGACTGGTGAATTCTGTCGTAAACAGCAGACATTAAATTTTCGTTATCCCACTTCTTGCGTGGGGCTCCAGTCATACATTTAATTTCTTCACCTGAGCGAAGAGTGATGATTGTGGAATTTTCTGACTGCATTCTGTGCGTCATTTTTGCCGCATATGAGTCGTAAATGCTTGCTAGTTCTTTCTTAACATCGTTAAGCGCCACGAGTTGAGCAAGGGCTTCGTCTAGAGGCAAAGATTGAATTTCTTCGCTATTTAGATAATCGTCCAGTTTAATTAATAGTGCAGAAAGGTCTGCTGGGTTTAACACCTATAACCTCCAATAGTTAGTACCTAGACGATGATACTGACGATTTTTCTTTGTGGCAACCCTAGACCAGTTAAATATGTGAAAGCGCCGACAGCCGAGTCAACTTGGTCGTCGTGGTCGCATGCTTCAGGAAATGAAGAAAGTTCATCCAACCAGTCCGTAAGCCATGGCCCTCTAACAATTCTTACGTTTCCGTTGGCTGTAGCGGCCGCAAACGGTCTGGCTCTAGTCACTTTGTCACCAGTTGAGCGGATTCCTTGAAAATCGTATCCCGGAACGACATATCTGGCGTATTGGTCCACGAGAGCCTTTCCAGACGAGCCTGGTTCCTGCTCCATTCTAATGCTTACCCCACGACCATCTTCGTATGCTGTCTGGGCTATGAATTGCTCCACTTTCTCATTTTTGACCCTTGCTCTTCTGACATCCAGGATGTAGGCAATTCCAGAGTCAAATAGCATCAAGGTGCCCACAGTCCAGTCGGGATTAGGGTTTGACTGAGAAGGTTCGGTCGCAGCCAAGTCCCAAAACCTTACTGCTCTTGCCGCAGATGAGACAACGGGCACATCTTCAGTATCTATGATGATTACTGATTCTCTATCAAACATGGTTCCAAGCGTTGTGCTCCACCAGTCACCTTCTTCAAGACGGCGACGCTCAATTGGGTCAAGAGCCTGAAGGGCTTGACGATATGAATCAGCGTCAATCCCAGGGTTGTCCGTAAGTTTTGAGGGTACAAAAATACGACCAGTTGATAGTCCTTCTATGATAAAACGCTGGCGAACCCAATTGGGGGCTGGGTTTGAGGCCGAACGCATCCGAAGAGGTACTTGAGATAGAGGTCCAGAAGCAGGACGTCGCAAACGAGAGAACATATACCGATAGTCGGATTCTCGGATTTCTGTGACCTCGTCCATTCCAATAAACTGAAATTCCGAACCTTTGTATCTGAGGTAGTCGTTGGTGTTGTTTAAGTATCCAAAGGAGATTCTTGCACCAGAAGGGAAAGTGGCAACATAACTGTTTGCGTTCCAGTGAATGCCGTCCATTTCGTCCATCCATGATTTAAATCTGTCCATCAAAGCACCAGGAAGTGCCAAGTCGGCGTATGTACGTCTGAATAAAATTGCTGAATAGTTAGGGATGTCTACGTACTGGAGAGCGGACATGAGCAGCGCAGATGACTTTCCTCCACCCGCAGCACCGCCAAACAGGGCTTCAATCGCATTTGTTCTAAGAAATACTTTTTGTGTCAAAGACGGTTCTTCAGGACAAAAAGGAGGCTTCTTTGGTTCTAGGTATTCTAAAACTTTTGCCCAGTCGGTCATATTTTTCTCGCGATGGTGTTACGGCATAAAGGTTTTTTATGCGCTACGGTGTTAGTCGTATGAGCAATTTCATCACCACCGCAATATCCAAACTAGTAAACAGTATTATTACTTTTTTTGCAAAAATGCGAGGAGTGTTAACAAGGTCATTTATATCTTACACGCTAATGGTAGGATTTATTATATTTACAAGTGTGGGAGCGGGCGTGATTTCGCCTGCCTTTGGTTTTATAGTGGCGGGTGTTACATGCGGGATATTAGGGTTCCTATTAGGTATTGAGTAAAGATGGCTTGGAACAATTACAACAACAAATCGCTTAACAATCAGTCAGAAAAGGCTGTTGGACCTGGTGCGCCCATATCTCACAACCCTGGTTTCGCAGGTCGCCCTTATTCAGACTCGTGGGATATTGAACGCGTCTACAAAGAGGGAATGCAAAAAGTAACCTGGGTTGCTAGATGCATTGACGCCATTGCTGGAAACCAAGCAAGACTCCCGGTCGTCCTTAGAAAAGAAAACTCACCACAGGGCGAGATACTTAAAGGCTCTAAGGCAAAAAATTCGGAAATACTTAAAATCCTCAATACCAAGTCAAACATCGGGGAAAACTCTTTTATATTTCGCTACAGGCTTTCTTCTCAATTATTGATGAGCACACGTGGCGTATTTATTGAAAAAATTTATGGCAAAGATGGTGGCGTTATTGCCTTAAACCTTCTCCCGCCACAATCAACAGCGCCAATTCCAGACCCAAAGAACTTTGTTGCTGGATATGAAGTGAAAATGCCAAACGGCGGCATAATCATGATGAGACCACAAGATGTTATTTGGATTAGAAAACCTCACCCACTTGACCCGTATTTGTCCATGACTCCGCTTGAGGCTGCTGGTATTGCAATTGAGATTGAGAATTTGGCAAAGGTTTACAACCGCAACTACTTGATAAATGACGGCAGACCAGGTGGTCTCCTTGTTCTTCGTGGTGAAGTAGACGAAGATGATAAAGAAGAATTAAGAAACAGATTCAGAGGAAACCTTTCTCGCGTTGGTGCAACAACGGTTATCTCTTCAGATGACGGAGCAGACTTTGTTGACACATCAGCAAGTCCTAGAGATGCTGCTTATATTCAGATGCGCCAAATTACAAAAGAAGAAATTCTTGCTTCTTTCGGTGTTCCTGAGTCAGTAATCGGAAACGCTTCTGGTCGTACGTTCTCTAATGCTGGAGAAGAAATTAGAGTCTTCTGGAATGAGACAATGCTTCCGCACCTAGAGCCAATCGCTAGAGCATTAGACGACCTTGACGAAGAGTATTACATTGATTTTGATACATCCAATGTGCCTGTTTTGATTCTGTACGAGCAGGAAAGAAACAGATACACCAAAGAAGAGTTCACTCAAGGACTAATCAGTCTCAACGAATACCGACTTGGTAGTGGACGCAAAGTTGTTGACTCCGACCTCGCTGATTCGCTATTGATGAATCCAAACCTCACGCCTATCGGCAACACCAAAAAGAAGATGGAGTCCCCACCAATGAT